AACAATACAGGAGAAAAGAAGTGAGCAGCGAGACAGAACTAACGGTTGAAGAATATGCAAACAGTATGGTTGTTGGTGTTGATTATTCTTTTCAAACACCAACCAATGATACACAATCTGTACACATTAAATTCTTAAAAGGCAAATATGCAGATACCACTATTAGGTATGGTAAAATAAAAATTGAAGAAAAAGATGATGCTGCTCATTTACAATTTGCTTTTGATGTGATAGAATGTAAAGATACAAAGCCAAAAAAATTACAAAAAGATTCGGATTTTATCAAATATGTCGGAGACTTTTTGGTACATCTATTAGCTATGAAAATTGAGGACAATGATGAAGTTGGAACAAACGATACTGAAAAACCTGGTGTTTAATGAGGATTATCTAAGAAAAGTATTACCATTTTTAAAGAAAGAGTATTTTACAACGAATGCCGAAAAAGTAATCTACAATGAAATTACATCATTCACTCAAACTTACAATAGCTCGCCAACAATTGAAGCACTTAGTATTGCCGTCAAAGAAAAGACTAATCTCACAGATGATGAAGTACAGAGATGTGAGGATTATCTCAAAGAAATACAAGATAATAAAGAAACAAGTACCGAAATTCAATGGCTTGTTGATAAAACCGAAAAGTTTTGTCAAGAGAAAGCAATATACAACGCAGTACTTGGGTCAATTTCTATTCTCGATGGCAAAGACAAACAACACGACAAAGGTCAGATTCCCAAGATATTATCGGACGCCTTATCGGTAAGTTTTGATAATTCTGTTGGGCATGACTATTTGGAGAACTCTGATGACCGATTCGAATTTTATCACAGAAAAGAAGAAAGAATCCCATTTGATCTTGAATATTTTAACAAGATTACAAAAGGTGGCCTTCCAAACAAAACTCTTAATATTGCCCTTGCTGGCACTGGTGTTGGCAAGTCTCTTTTTATGTGCCATGTTGCCGCTGGCTGTATGGTTCAAGGTAAAAATGTTCTTTACCTCACGTTAGAGATGTCTGAAGAAAAGATTGCAGAGCGTATTGATGCAAATCTTTTAAATGTTGATATCGGTGATCTTCAAGAATTGCCGAAAGATATATATGATAAGAAGGTCGCTCGTGTTCGAGATAAAACGACCGGCAAACTAATCATCAAAGAATATCCAACCGCATCAGCTTCAGTAATTCACTTCAGAACTCTACTAAATGAACTTAATCTTAAGCGTTCTTTTGTTCCCGATATTATTTTTATTGACTACCTTAATATTTGCTGTTCTGCTAGGATTAAACCTGGCGCTTCTATTAACTCGTACACCTATGTCAAAGCAATTGCTGAGGAGTTACGGGGATTGGCTGTGGAATTCAACGTACCTATTGTTAGTGCGACCCAAACCACTAGAAGCGGGTATACATCAAGTGATCCGGGACTGGAAGATACTTCAGAATCGTTTGGCTTACCTGCGACAGCGGACTTAATGTTTGCTTTGATTTCATCTGAAGATTTGGATCAACTTGGCCAAATTATGGTGAAACAATTAAAGAATCGTTATAACGATCCAACATTCCATAAGAGATTTACTGTTGGTATCGACAGAGCAAAAATGAAGTTATTTGATATTGAACAGGCTGCACAAAATAATATTGTTGATGCTGGTCATAAAGGCCAAGACAAACCTATCAATACTTTTGGTAATGGTGAAAAGAAAAGCTTTCAAGGATTCAAAGTATGAAATTGAGTGTCGATGACGCTTTGCATTGTGCAAAGGTCTTTGAGGATTACTTTGGCAATTTTGATCGCATAGATGAATATATGCGTGATCAAAAGATAAATTCACTATCAGAGATTCCCACATCATTATTTCCACCAGAAGATGATCTGTTTTCAGATTTCTCTATGTCACCAGCAGACATGGATTTTGTTATTGAGGAAACTCCAAATGAAACATGGGAAACACTTTTGGCAATTACCAGTTCCCATGTGAACATTCAACCGGTAGGCAAACAACTCAGAGTTGGTATTAAAGAGAAGAATACAGGAAAGTATGTGGGGTTCATTCGAATGGGATCACCAGTCATCAACTGTAAACCTCGTAATGATCTTCTTGGACAAGTTTTTACGCAGAATCCAGACTGGTCTAAACGATTCAATCAGTCTGCAATCATGGGTTTTGTTATTGTACCATCACAACCATTTGGGTATAATTATCTTGGTGGTAAATTACTTGCTGCTATTTGTTGTTCTCACCAGGTGAAAAAATTATTGGACAAAAAATACAATATGGAAACTTGCCTCTTTGAAACAACCAGTTTATATGGTAGTACCAAACAAGTTTCACAATATGATGGCATGAAACCACTAATTCGTTATCAAGGATTGACAGATTCAGATTTTTTGCCTATGATGCACGGTAAACCATACGAAGATTTGAAAAACTTTGTTGAAGATAAGCTTGGTAAAATTGTTGATGACAATATTTCAAGTAGAAAATTAAAGATCAGCATGAAGATTATTTCATTGACTAGGTCAGCATTAAAAGATAGTCCAAAACTAGAAAAATTCGAACAGATAATCAGTAATGCAAAGAACTTGACCGAACAAAAGAGATACTATTATTCTAATTATGGTTTTAAGAACTTTATTGATTATGTGAACTGCAAAACAGACAAGTTGATACCAGACGAAAACTATGATAAGTTTGATTTGTCAAATATCATAGACTGGTGGAAAAAGAAGGCAATGAACCGTTATGAGAACCTAAAGTCTGATGGTCGATTAAGAAACGAAATCGAAATTTGGACCTCTGGAAAAGACATACAAATAATCAGATAAATATTTTTATTTAATTTAAAATGGCCGATACTACCTCACTAGCTGAATCATCACAAGCTTTCTTTTGTGCGATTGCAGATTATTTGCAAATCAAAGGAAAAAGCTTAGGTGAATTCTTAGATCCAAAAAATAAAGAATTGGATGAGTTTTCCAAATTTGACAAAAAATGGAAAAGTGCTTTCAAGGCAAAGAATGATTCATTACAATCCATATACGATAAATTTACTGAAGCTTCAACTGGAGCTCAAAAAATTCCTTATGGTGATATAGAAGGTTTTTTAATGACAGAAAAAACATGGTACATTTCTTCTGCATTGATTGGTAAAAAATTAGTAGAAGATATAACCACCATCTCAACTGGATTTGCCAAAAAACCCAACATTAGTGATGTTTGGTACTATCGTGGTGACAAAATGATTATGAAAAATATTGAGTCTCTTTTCAAAGAAGCAAATAAAAATAAGGCCGCACCACAATTTGGTGACATTAATAAATGGTCACCAGCCGATATCTATTTCGCTACAGATAAGGCTTCAAAAAGAATAAAAGAAAATGTAGATTTATATGTAACAGGTCGTGGTAAAAGTTATGGTTTTGATATCATGAACAATATGATTAGCGAACTGATAACATCAGGAGATCTATTACCCATATCATTAAAAAAACAAACAAATACAGTTACAATTAAAAAAGTAAATTTTGATAAAGTTGAAGAACAAACAGCGATACTAAAATATGAATATCACGGTTTAAAACAACCATGGAAAAAATACACATTAAACCAACCACAAACTAGAGATCTACAAATAAAATTTTCCCAATCTGATCGTGAAATGATTAAAATTAGACACGATGCTTCAACTGCAACAATGAAAGCAGAATTTGAAAGCAGAGATATGGAGGCAAGAGGTGGTTCTATTGGATCATGGAATATATTCTGCGATATCGTTTCATATATCGACAAACAGTTGGCTACAAAACTTCTTAATGATTACAAAAGAGGTAATGAGAAATATAAAGTTCAAGCTACTAAATTACGAAAAGAGTGGGAAGAAAAAGATAGAAGGTTAAGAAAACCAGAAGCTAAAAAAATGGCTAGAGCAGATTTTGATCAAGAACGTGGTGCTTTAAGTGCTATGTTGGTTACAAATGAGGTTTTTCCTACACTTATAGATTGGTTAGAAAAAAACAAAAGAAACATTTCAAATGCACAAGATTATGTTTCACCCTCAGATAGATTGATACAAGAATTATTTAAATACATAACTTCCAGAACAGATGATTCTGGTAAATTTATTATTGCAAAATAGGAATAATTATGGCACTCATTGACTTTGATAAATTGGCAAAACAGTATGAGATGGATGATGATTTTGGATTTTCTGCTGTCAGCGAAGAAGAATATAATAAGGTTATTTCAGAAAAAGCTGATACGGTAGAAGAATTTAGAGAGAGACTTCAACAAGTTGAAAAGATCATTATTCCTTTCCTAACTAAACTACATACTACAGGCGATAAAGAATATATCTATTGGCCAAACCGCAAACCAGTTATTGAAAAACAAATAGAAAGAATATTGAAACTTACTAGGACTTGATTATGTCTGCTACTGTGATTATACCAACTACTGGTTCTCCAGAGTTGAAATGTGCGATTGACTCCGTATTAAATCAAACATATCTCACCACTTGTTATGTTGTTGCTGATGGACCAAAATTTCATCAAGCAACAGATGAAATCGTAAAACAATACTCATCAGAAAATATTAAACTGTGCCACCTTCCCATAAATGTTGGTGCGAATGGTTTCTATGGCCATCGTGTTTATGCGGCCTTCACTCACCTTGTTGATACTGATTATATAATGTATCTAGATCAAGATAATTGGTATGATGAAAATCATGTAAAATCTTGTATAGATAATATAAGGAAAAATGATTTAGATTGGTGTTATTCTCTTAGAAAGATATACAGTAAGAGTGGTGATTATCTATGCAACGATGATTGTGAATCTCTAGGCAAGTGGAAAACATATCATGGAATAAACCATATTGACACCAATACATATTGCCTTAAAACAGAAGTTGCGATAAGATTAGCTTCTGTATGGCATGGTGGCTGGGGCCAAGACAGAGTTTTCTTATCCACAATATCACAACATTTTACAAAATGGGATTGCACGGGACTTTATACTGCAAACTATCGTGTTGACGGTGGGCCAGGATCAGTCAATAAAGAATTCTTTGATAACGGAAATGAAGTAATGCGAAAAAAATATAATGGAGAGTACCCGTGGAGAAAGACCTCATAATTGGTGGTTTCACCAACTACAATTACAATCAATTAAAACCGTGGGTTGAGTCCATCGATGAGTGTGGATTCACTGGTGATAAAGTTATGGTTGTTGGCAATTCGTCAGACGAAACTAAAGAAGAATTACTGAAAAGAAATTTCAAATTAGTTCAAATGCCAAATGATACAAATATTCCCATTCATGTGCTTCGTTTTCTTTACATTTATGAATATTTAAAATTACATTGGCAAGAATATCGTTATGTTGTAACAACAGATGTTAAAGATGTTTACTTTCAAAAAAATCCATTTGAATGGATAGAAAACAAATTCGATAAAGATATACTCTCATATGGTATCGTTTGTGGTTCTGAATGTTTGAAATATAAAAATGAACCATGGGGTAA